AACTTAGATATATGGGGACCAAATACAATAAACTTGTATTCACAAACTAATGGTGACGTTAAACATAAACTTTATGCTGGTTCACGTGAAGGCGCATCAGATATTGCTGGCTTGGAATTACGTAATATGACAAACCAACATTATTCAGCTGAATCTAAATATTCTGATGATGTAAATATTATCTCAGGTGGAGACTTAGGAACATCAAAACTTGCACAGCTTTCCATAGATAATGAAAATGCAGTATTGAAAGACCAATATACAAAGTGGAATCTAAGAAACCAAAACTTAGCTAGTGAAGCACTAATTGATTTTAGTAGAGAACCATTTATTCTTAGAGGTATTCAACGAACTGAAGATAAACCACAAGAACCACAAAGATATGGTGACTTTTTAGGTGATAGTGCATTTGCAAGTATTGCACAAAGTTTAGGATTAGGTACTCTTATTGATAGATTTGCAATGGACGTTGTTAGAATTGTTAAATTATTACCTACTCCACGTGGTCTTAAATTTGCTGGAAAACTTCTTATACCATATTTAATGAATAGTAGCGATGGTCTTGCATTTGTTACATCTCTTGGCCGTGACAAGTTTCACACAATGAGTTATGTTTCTATATTTGGTGCAGCAAGAGCTAGAGGAGTCTTTACTGGATATACTGAAAAGATTCATGACTTTAGGAAAAAAATGTCAGGATATAGGAAGGGAGAGAATTCACTAGTAAAGGATGGAATTACTGATACTACCAGAAACTACTTAAATACATTGCAAGACTATTTAAGAAACGTAAAAAAGACTTTTTAGCAAATCTAGGATTAAATGACAAAATAAATATGCTTAAGCCAATGCGATTTGCAAAGGACACATTAGATAGCAAAATGTTACAAGATGTATATGATGTATCTGGTGGTAAAAACCTTGTCAAAATGGCAATATCTAATGTACCTGTTCGTGAAAATGGATATGTTAGGGAAATACTTGTTTTTAGGTGTGCAGTGACAGGACTAACTGATACATTTACACCAACTTGGTCAACAATAAATTATATTGGCCAACCTGATCAAGGCGCATTTTATGGTGGCATTGGCAGGACTTTAGCATTTAATTTGAAAGTATATGCAACTACTCGTCAAGAAATGGTACCTATGTGGCAACGTCTAAATGCACTAACACATTACACAATGCCAACTGTTGGATATAATTTTATGATGACAGCACCACTAATGAAATTAACTATTGGTGATATGTATAGTCAAATGCCATGTTATATGACTGCATTAACAATGACAATACCTGACAATGCATTATGGGAAACAAACACTGGAGGTCTAGTTGATTTACCTGGCGGTGTTATTGGTGCTAAAGGAACTAATAGTGATGCAATACAAGATTTACATCAACTACCTCGTGAAGTAGACGTCAACATGACCGTGACAGTTATTGGCCATGAAAAACCAGTTAAAGGTTCTCATAGCTTTGGTCCAAGAAGTGGCCAAGCCAAGACTGGAATTGCAGCAAGTGAAGCTCAATATTCTCGTGATATGTTTGAACAAAAACCAGAAACATATAATTATTTTGATGACCAAGTATCTGCAAGACTAGAACAGGCAAAACAAGAAGCTGCTGCATTAAAGGCTAAGGTTGAAGAAGCTGCAACAGTAGAATCACCAGAACCGCCTGGAGAAAAGTCAGGACTAGAAAGTTTATAATTGACATAGGGAGATAAATTATGAGAGTAAATCCAATAAACATATATGACACTAGAACAGGAAAGACTGGTTTTAAGGCAAAAATATATCAGTCATATCCAAAAACTCCAAGGGATACCTATGTACAAACTGTTCCAGG